CATATTTAATACTGTTAGAATTATTGGAGAAACCTTGTGGCAACATTTGCGAACACATTAAACCCAACTCCGTTTGGGGCTTTTGATTCTGATGCAGACTTCCAGTCTGACGGTGACAGTATGGTCACTTTTGTCAAGAGAAAGCTCGGCGACGATATTCTTTCTGTTGAATTAACAAAAAAGCAGGTCTGGGCATGTTTCGAAGAATCATTTTTCCAGTACGGTCAAATTGTCAATGAATATCAGGCCAGGTCTCAGTTATCCACTTTTCTAGGAACACCAACAGGAACCTTGTCAGGTTCAGAACAGAAGTATCCAAGAGATACACTGGAGTTCCTTGTTAGACAGGCAGAGCCTTATGCTTTCGAAGCATCTATTGGAGGCAGTTATAATTCAATATCTGGGTCCATATCTCTTAAAGCAGGCCAGCAAGACTATGACTTGTATGATGAGTTGAAAGACTCAAATGATAATTTGCTTTTTTCTTCTTCGCTAAACACAAATAGCACCAGAATGAAAATTCAAGAAGTATTCCACTTCAGCCCTAACGCAGCATATAGGTTTTTTGACACAACGTCAGCAATCAATTACCTGAATAATGAATTTTCTTTTGAGTCATTTACGCCCGAGACTATGTTTTATGTCCTTCCGGTATTTGAAGATATCTTAAGAGCGGGCCAAATGAATGTTTCGCATAGAGTAAGAAGATCAAACTATTACTACAAAGTAATCGGTACAAAAATTAGAATATATCCTATGCCGACAGGAGATCAGACAAACAGAGAATTATACGTTCGAGTCGCCTTTGCTCCAGATCCTCTTAATCCTTCTTTTAAGGATGCTACGATTGAAGGTGTTTCTAATCTTTCTAATATTCCATTTGGAGACTTGCAATACTCAAGAGTAAATAGTATCGGCCGACAGTGGGTAAGACAGTATACTCTTGCACTCGCAACTGAGTTGCTTGGTCACGTTCGATCCAAGTTCTCCACAATGCCGATTCCAAACAACACTGTCCAGCTTGATGGAACAGCTTTGGTCTCTCAGGGGCGTGAGGATAAAAAAGATTTAAATTCTAAGCTTAGAGAAATGCTCGAATCCCTCACATATGATAAGATAATTGAGATGAATGCAAACAAAGCTGAAAACATACAGCGTCAACTTAAGACTGTTCCGGTTCCTAACGGCCGAGCAATTACAATGGGGTAGGATAAAAATTGGGCAGACTATTCATCACACCTAGAGAAATTGGCTTAGTCAATGATCTTACAAAAGAGCTTATAAAAGACGTCGTAGGTCAAAAGATCTACTACTACTCAATTTCGCTGACTAAGACAAGAATAAATACGCTCTATGACGAAGCTCCCGAAAAGATTTTTGAAAATCCAATTGAGATAAACTGCCTTGTAGATTACAAAGAACCAACGTATAAAATCGGATCTTTTGGCGTCGATGAAACCCAGAATATTGAAGCTTACATACAGTATCGAGACTTGATTGACAAAGGAATAGAAATTGATGTCGGCGACTTCTTCTCTTATGGAGACGTGTTCTTTGAAATAATATCTGCTACTAAGATCAAGGAACTCTTCGGCCAGATCGAATACGGCGACGGCTATAGACTAATTGGTAAACAGGCAAGAAAAGAACAGTTTCTTACCCACGTCATCGGCCCAACAGATGAGAAATATTCTGACGACGACGCCGTCCAAGAGACGTTTGTTCAACAGAGAGGCTTTAAGAGTAATTCTGAAGGCGCTACTGGTGATGTTAGAGAGCTGCAGAAAAGCGATGTTCTCGACGCACCTATTTCTGGCCCACAAGAAGTTTCTCCCAAGGGAACTGAGGGCAGTGTAGGTTCTTCTTTCTATGATGATGAGTGATTTATATGTCTACAAGAGATAATTTAAAAAAACCACACGGTGCAAACGACTTCATACCCTCAGGATTAGAGGGAAATAATATCCCTGATGATTTTCATCTTCCTTCTTGCGGTCTAGAAGATATTGACAAAGCATTTTTTGATCTTTTTGACCAACAGCTTAATTTCAACATTGAAAATAAGAGCAAAACTTTATCTGTGCCTGTCGTTTTTGCTACAGGTGAGCGCTTTGCAATTGTAAAAAGAAGAAAGCCCTTGCGTGATGCTGCCGGCGCACTAATTCTTCCTGTGGTTGCAATCAGAAGATCTTCAATCGACCAGTCACCTTCGTCAGAGCGTCTCGCTGATGTCGGAGACCTAGTAATTAAAAAACGTCTAAGCCAAAAAGATCCTAAGTATCAAAATTTAGTTAATAAGGCAAGTTTAAAAAATCAAGATAACGTTGCCGACTCTTCGCATGATCTTGAGTCAACTAATCCAAGCTCTACTACACCTGAAACGGTTAACTCAAGACGCCCAAGATCACAAGAGACTGTAAATGTCCAAACAGGAAAATTGCTAGCACCGAACTTAGGTGACAATATATTTGAAATACTTACGATACCCTTCCCTCATTTTATAACTGTGAATTACGAGGTTACATTCTGGACGCAATACATGTCGCATATGAACCAACTTATAGAAAAGTTCGTTAGTTCATACACAGGCAACAGAAATCAATTTAAGATTGAAACTAATAAAGGGTACTGGTTTGTTGCTTACGCGTCCAACACAGTTACAAATGCTGATAACTTTGATAACTTCTCTCAAGACGAAAGACTTGTTAGATATACTTTTAACATGACAGTTCCTGCGTATATTGTCGGGACTCAAAACCCGGGTCAAATGAATCCTGTTAGAAGATACATCTCTGCCCCAGATGTTTCCTTTGAAATTTTTACATCTAATGCGCCCATAGTCCAGCACCCAAATCAGCTCCCTGACCCGACAGGCGATATCGATAAATTTATGCTAAGCGACGCCAATCAAATTAATACTGCAGGAAATGAAATTGAAGATAGAAGAATGCAGTACTTAAAGGCAGTAAACAAGATAAGAAATCCGTTCTCAGGAGAGGACGAAAATGAATTCTTGAAAGTCTTGACAAGAAATCAACGACAGGGCGAAACAGTCGTCAGTGCACGCATAATTAATAAGATTGACGATATATAAAGACATTTGGCTTTTCTCCTCATAATTATTACGTTACTATAGTGACCACTGTAGGAGATTGATCACATGGCAGAAAAGACTTTTAGATCTCCGGGCGTGTTCGAGCAAGAGGTAGATCTCACTCAAAGAGTTCAAGATCCTCTTGGCACACCCGCAGGCATTATTGGAACCGCAGAGAGAGGCCCTGCGTTCGTTCCAATTACTGTCGGCAGCATGGCGGATTTTGAAACCAAGTTTGGTAACCTTGATTCCAAAAAATTCGGACCATATGCTGTTGAAGCATTTTTAAATCACGCTGGCGCAGCAACGTACGTAAGAGTACTAGGCGGCGGCGCAAATTCAACAAGCGCTGATATCGCGACAACTGAAGACCAAGGTTCTGTAAAAAATGCAGGATTTAAATTGGCTCCAGATACAACAGACGGAAGGCAAGTCAAAGGTGCGGTTCAATTTATCGCAGCTAGACACTCCGTCCCAGCAGCTGAAGCACAATCACCAAGAATATTCACAGATAATGATTCTTTTCCTGGTGGCGGAGCTTCAGGATTTGTAAATCTCATCAGAGGCGTCGTATTTACTACCAACGACACCGCGGTTGGAGTTTTAGATGGAGCTGAGCTAGGCGATCAGATATCCGCCATCAGCAATGTTGCAGCAGTAAGTACATCAGGAATCATGGACGGAAAGTTCAAGATTTACGTTTCATCTTCAGCAGATTCTTTCGGAACTGTGGATGGACAATCTGGTGTTCGTATATTTACAGCTTCTCTTGACCCAAGAAACAAGAACTATATTAGGAATATTCTTAATACAAACCCTAGTAAGTTCGAAGAAGAAGGTCACTTGCTTTATGCCGCATACGATGTTGAGGCATCACTTGCAGCTGTGGCAACCTCAGGTGATGCTGTTGCAATGCTTTCAGGATCTTCTAAAACTTCAACGAACAATCCTGCAGGCGATGCTTTATTATCAGCTTACGGCAGATTTGATACTAGATATACAACGCCTAAGACGACTGAGATCATATCTCAGCCGTTCGGTGAAAAAGAGTTTGATTTATTCCACATTGAGTCTCTCGACGATGGTGCTTTTTCAAATAATCAATACAAGGTTTCACTCGCCAATATTAAGGGCTCAACGGACCCACTTAATCCTTACGGTACATTTACAGTTTATGTTAGAGGTTATAACGATTCTGATTCATCACCTGAGATTATTGAGCAGTTCCCGAACTGCAGCCTAAATCCGGACAGCGAATCTTTTGTTGGCGCAATGATCGGTGACAGAAGATTTAAGTACAACCTTGATGCAACAGACGAGTCAGAAAGAAAACTCGTATCTTTGGGATCTTACTCGAATAAGTCAAATCTCATTAGAGTTGTGTTAAGTGATGAACTCCAAAATGGTGACGTTCCGAAGCAAGCAATCCCCTTTGGGTTTAAGGGTATGCCAGTACTCAAGACAAATGATGCACTGACAGACACCCCGACAACTGCACAAGATCCTCGCCTTTACTGCCTGGGTCTTGTTGGAGGCGCTACAGCACAAATATCAGGATCAATCGTTCCTCCTGTACCCTATGTTTACAAAGTAACTAAGGGCGCAGTCGCAACGACTGCAGCTTACGCTGGTGAGCCAGGCGCTCTCGAAGATGAAGATCCCAGGATTTATTGGGGCGTCAAGACAACGCTTTTGGCACCAGATACTACTATTAATCCTAACGCAACAGGCGCAACAGGAAATGCCATCTTAAAGTCTAACTTAAACGGAGGTGTAAATCAAGGTCTTAAGGATATGCTTAAGTTCTCTGGTATCTCCAAGATGGACAATCTAGTGACAGGTTCTGGCGCCGACGATCTTAATAACAATAAGTTTACTCTTGCTCGCGTCGCACTCTCAGCTCAGGCTGGCGGCACAGCGACTGGATTTTATAGCGATACAGAGATTACAGGCGCAGCCGGCCCATACATGAGAGAAGCAGCGTATCTTAGAGATGCTAAGCTTGATAATGTGTCTTATGTCGCTACAGACGGTACAAAATCTAATAGAATTACTTTTGCAACTCTTGCAGCGCAAACATCATCTGTGACATTCAACAAGTTTACAGACTACATGAAGTTTACGACGGTATTGCACGGCGGATTTGATGGGCTTAATATCTTAGACAGAAATGCAGCCAGAATGAATGATAAGTCGGTGTCTGTTGATTCCGGCGGCGGAGCAGCAACATCGTTTACTTCTCCTGGTTTATCTTCAAATGTTGCAGGTACAGGACTTGATAATAACGGTGTTAGCTCTTATAGAACTGCCGCCCTATCAATGCTTGACCCCTTCACAACAAACATCAATATCCTTGCAATTCCAGGGATTAGAGAACCTTTTGTTACTGATTTTGTCCTTGAGAAAAATACTGATTACGGTATGGCTCTCTATCTTATGGATATCCCAGCTTATGACAAGAGCAA